CCGCATCAACATTGAATTTAAAGCCTTAGAGCCTGTGTCTGATTTAGCAATAAACTCTTCATCTTCTCCAGTTAACTCCCGTACTTCTACGGTCTTAACTAGAGCTCCGTCGGATTCAATGTACCCGCCAGGTAAAGTAATAACAGGGTTTGGCGGGACCAGTGTTTCAACTTCAGTTACTGGTCCAGCCATCGCCTCTTGTGCAATTCGGTTTAATTCATCTTGGCTTACGATTTGTTGCGTTGTCACGAACAGTGCTCCTTTAGTTAGATATTAAAGACCCTTTGGTCCTGTTGATACTGGGTCACGAGTTGTTGTTGCCTTTGCAGCATCAACGTGGAAGATGGTTAGACCTTCGTGTACTAGTGTCATTGTCTCAAAGAGTAGCGCATTGTCACCAGCGTTTAGGTCGCTGTATGAAAGCTGTTGAATCCACGCGTTGTGAATTCTAAAGCCCATTTTTGCTGTAGCAATATCAGATGGGTTTGTGTCGGGATGGTCCATCAAATAGATGGTTACATTGCATCGGAAGTCTTTTCCAACAGTTGACAAGCCATCTCCAGCAGATGCAGCGAATAGTCCACGCATCCACTCAATAGCGTTATCGTTTCCAAACAATGCGCCCTTTTGGAACGCAACAGGCTGGAATGATGTCATTCCTGGAATTTGGTGGGTAGTAGTGTTGTATCCACCTTCGCGGTATGCGATGTTCTGAGTGGTGATTGTTAACCCAGTGATTGAGTTAAAACCGCCACTAAAGCCAGTGATTTTATCTGTGAAGACAGTCCCACTGTTAGATGATGCCTGGAACTCAGCCTGAAACCGGAACCCGCGAAGTGGGTCGGTTGAGTGAGTGGACCAGCGTTGGATTTTTGTAGCCATTGTTTTCTATCTCCTTAGGCTGTCACAGTAACGGTGGCTCCACCGTCAAACTGACCGATTCGAACGATTACGAATTCAGCTGGGCGTTGTAGTGCTACGCCAACTTCGATTATTACCTTGCCTTCGTCAATTACGGCAAGAGTGTTTAGCTCTTCGTCGCACTTAACAAAGAATGCGTCTGTTGGAGTATCTCCACGTAACCCGCCTTGTGACCAGAAGTCGGTCAAGAAAGCTGAAACTGTTGCGTTCAGACTGCGCCATAGGACAGCGTCGTTTGGCTCAAAGATTGCAAATTGAGTTAGGTCAATAAGCGCTTTGCGTAGGTAAATTAGTGAGCGGCGAACTGGGATGTAGCGGTCTGCATAACCAGCTTTGATAGTACGTGCGCCCATTACAACAAAGCCAGAACCTGAAACAAACTTAATTGGGTTTACAGGTGCAACGGCTGAGTTTAGAGAGTCAAGCTCTGCGTTTGTTAGACGGTCTGCGGAAACGACGTTAGATAGTCGTGCGCTAAGACCAGCTGGAGCTTTAAATACTCCACGAGAGGAGTCAGTAGTTGAGTAAAGACCAGCAATTGCTCCGCCAGCATTTACTAATTTTGTTGCGCCTAACGTAGTTACCGTTGGGTCAGCAATTGTAATTAGTGGGTAGTAAACCGCACCAAGTGAAGTTGCTGTGTATGTAGCAGATAGAGTTAGCTGGTTAGCTACTGTGTCTGTTGCTGAAGGTACTGTTGCTTCTCCGCCTTTAGCGTCAATAATTACAAAAACGTCATCTCGGCTTTCTGCGTAAGCAAGAAGTACGTTTACGTTTGTAGCGTCTGTAACACCAGGAACGTTAAGTAGAAGAGAGTTAGTAACAACATCAAAAGATGAAGTTGCTGCTGAAAGGTTTGCAGCTGTAGGTGTAGTTCCATCTGCTCCAGATGCAAGTGCCTGATTAGAAACGTTTGCTGGTTGAGCACTTGTAGCAAGTGAAGCCGCTACTACGTACTTAGAACGAGAGTTAATAAAACTAACTCCGTAACGAGAATCAGTAGTGTCTGTAAACGTTAAGTCTGTAAAGCTTTCTACAACTGTGTCAGCGTCTGGGTAAGAAACAATTACGTCCTTACGTCCAGCCATTGCGGATGCTGATACTGTTATACGAATATCATTTCCCCATAGTCCGGCGTTTGCTGCTGTAAGAGTAGCAATGTTTACTGGAGTTCCAGCTCCGTCATTTAGGGTACGAGTGGCTGCTACAGGAGAACCTGCAGTTACACGCTTGACGTAGCAAGCTGCTCCACCATTGTCAAAGAAAAGTTTTACAGCAATAGGAAGTTTGTTATTTCCATTCCAGCTGCCGTATTTTGAAACATAGTCGTTCCAAGAGGTGACTAGTGTTGGTGCTACAGGCCCTCTGTTATTTGCGCCAATAAACGCTGCAACAGTTTCTGAAGCGGCGCCTACAGACGGAGCTAATGCATTGAGGTTTTCCTCAATAAACACGCCCGGACGAAGGTAAGTTGGCATTTATATATCTCCTTAGGTTGGTTGAATGTAGGCCGAATATTAGATAGGTAGTTTGCCCGATGGGATGTGTGTTGTTATAGTGTTGAACTCTACAGCTGCAACTTTCTTCTTGGCTGCATTAGCGTCGTAGTGTGTAAGTTCGCTTACTACTCGCACAAGAAATATGTTACGAAGTAAGCGTCTTCCTTCCTCAACGGTGTCTCTTTTTAGAAACTCGTCAAGAAACATATGTCGGTAGGTAGTCTCAACGCCAGTGTCGCTGACTATACCTAGTTTTCCGTATTTGCTCGGAAACTTTACTTGCATTAATTGCTGAATAAGAGAGCGGTCATGGCGAGGATGACGGGCGTAAGAAGTAACCTGATAGACAAGGTCATAGGTAACTGGGTACTCATAGCCATATACGTTTGTATTGTTGGCTACCACGGTACCTGCTCTATCTCTGTCGTAGATGACGCCAGACATTTGGCGTTCAGGAGCAAGGCGAATATCCATCAAATCAATTGTAATAAAGGGAAACTTTTGGTCTCTAAGCTCAATGTCAGGAGTTCCATACCAAACCTGTACGGCTCTTGGTGTAGGTGCGCCACCAGCTTTTTCATCAACAACGGTCATACCGCTAAGGAGAGATTTTAGGGCGGCGTCTTCAGCTAATATGAATGGCATTAGTCGTTGCCCTCCATTGTGAACTCAACAATCTCTTTTGATATAAGTTTGTCAATCCTTCTGGCCAAAATTGTTTCAATCATCTCGTCAATTTTGCGGAGGGTCCAGGTTGGGGCAATGCCTACATTGCCGTACTCAAGGTCATCAAGGGTCTTTTCAAGGTCAGACGGGACGGAAACTCCAACGTCTAGCTCGTTAAATACTAAAGATACTTTGCTCTTTACAGTAGTAGGCCAGCCGGACTGCATAATAATCTCGGCAAACTCAGTACGTATCTCAGATTCAGAAGAAACAATTGCTTGCTTCATGGTCTTTTTCATATTAATCATTTACGAAAAATCCAAGCCGCAAATCCTGAACGTCTTGCTTGGGCTATAAGGGTGGCTAGTTGGCGCTCAGTCTTAGACTGGGGAGTGTTTTGAGCAATAGTTTTGTAAAACTCGTTAGGCTCTGGCTTATCAAGTTTTGTAAACTTAGGCATAGCAAAACTCCTTAATACGCATACTTACTAGCACGGGTAAAGCATTGATTCCCGCATGGAATCCCTTCAATAATAAAGCAAAAGGCCCCCTTTCGGGGGCCTAAGCTCTACTTCTTTTTAATCTTTTTTACAATCTTCTTGTCCATTTTAGTGTCTTCTTCTTGAGACTTAGGCTTCTTATGCTTCTTGTCCATCGCTTCAAACTTCTTCTTTTGGTCCTTATCCAGGCCCTTAGTGGTTTTTGCGTCTTGCTTCTTATCGGACTTCGCTGTGTATTTCATTACTTCTTCTTACCCATCTTCTTAGGGGCAGATTTGCTTTTTGCGTTTTTCTTATCAAACTTCTTGTTAGCGTCTTTTAAAGACTTCATGCCATGCTTATTCTTTGGGTCTCCACAGCCACAGGTAGCGCACATTATTTTTTACCAGCCTTCTTTGTAGTAGGTTTTGCAACTTTCTTCTTTCCAGAGCCTGCAGGGACGCAGTTCGGAACCTTTTTGCCGCCCTTCATTTTCATGCCTACTTGAACATAGCCATCCCAACAAGGGTTAGCGCCTGAAGCCATTAGCCAATAACCTTAGAGTAAAGAACAGTCAATGCATTTGCTGGGCTAGTTGTAGCTGCTATAGCGTATAGCTTATCTTCAGCGTTTAAGGTGACCGTGTATATGTAATCTTTATATGCAGGCATTCCTTTATCTGCTCCTGAAGTTGCAAGGGAAGCATCACCAATATAAATTGTGTGGTTTGCATCATTAAATATAGTAACCACTGTTCCAGGATTTCCTTCAGGAAGGTTAACAATTAAAGTTGGGGTCGTTTCTACAGTAAAAGATTCGTGTACAAGTGCCATTATTGCTCCTATGCTTGTGCGTACGCCAAGAACTGGGCGTCATTAACCAGCTCGTCTGGCATTAACTGCATTAAGTCTACCGAAATAATAGTATGGCGCTCTGCTACCTGCCCCTGTTGCTGAGTTTTTATTGGGCGGTATACCTGGTTCTTCCATACAACGCGGTTCTTATTAGATAAATCGAGGGTTGACTTAACAACTCCTCTGGCATCAAAGAGGGTGGGGCTAGCGGCCCGTAGGTCATCAATGTTGAGAACTAGGCGCAAAGAATCAATGTTGTAGAAACCGCGCTCATTAACTGCAGAACTGCCTTGGTTAATGCCTGCCTTAATAACCTTAAGAATTGCAGGGCCTGTCCAAACACGACCAGAGCCAACTGGCTCTACGTCATAGATTGGGTCTTTGACAGATGAAGCGGAGTTATACGTCCACCATTGTGCGGTAGTACCAACAGGGTTAGTTGCGTCAGCGGTTATGCCATCGGCAATTGCGTTTAACTCAAAGTCTGTGGTGAATCTACCGCCAGGTGTATACGCTCTCATTCTTCTATTGTAGAGGGAGCTTCTTCTTTTAGAAGCGCAAGCTCACCCATGTGGAAAGCTAAAGACGCTTCCACTGCGGCAACTGCCTCTTCAAATTTCTTAACATCTTCTTCTTTGCCTTGTTCTTGTGCAAACTTTAAATTAAGAGCAATCTGATAACCCTCTTGGGCTAGCTTTGCTACTCGTGCTCCAATGATTGAGCGCTTGCTTTCATCGTTTACTAATGCGTCAATGTGTGACATGTATTTCTCCTTTTAATTAAGTGTATAACGAATAATTACTAAACCTTTAAAACCTGCTCCTGATTGAGGGAAGGCATCGTTTCCTCCACCGCCACCTCCTGAGCCAAAAGATGTAGCAGCTTGTCCAACAATACTAGTGCCACCGCCTTGGCCGCCGCCAGTTCCTCCAGTTCCACCAGTATGCTGGTATGACCCACCACCACCGCCAGAAGAGATATATGTCATTCCCGTAAAAGCGTTAATGCTAGCAGAGCTAAAGTTAGAGTCTATAGAGGTTAATAAATAACCTTGACCCCCTCCACCACCGTTTCCACTTAAGTTTGTTGACGAGACACCTGCGCTAGTAGCGCCTCCGCCTCCGCCACCTGCATATGGACTGCCTCTGCCATCGCCCCCTGCGTTTGTGTTTGTTCCAGAAGCAATAGCTCCTCTACTTCCATTGCCGCTGCTCATTTGCCACTCATTTGCCCCACCACCAGAGCCACCAATGTTACCGTCTCCTGCGGATTGAGACCCACCTGCTCCGCCACCAAGAGCGGTTAGCAAAGAGGTTTGTCCTAAAAGAAGTTTTGACATTCCACCGTTATTTTTTAAGCCTACGCCGCTAGCTGAGCCTGCGTGACCTACTACTACTGTGTAAGTCCCAGGAGATACGGATACAGAGTTGTAAGTCTTTAACTCGCCACCACCTCCGCCGCCGCCAATTCTATATCCACCAGAGCCTCCACCACCGCACATCATTACGTCAACTGATTTTGTTCCGTTAAGTACTGTAAAAGCGTTAGAACCAACAGTTGTAAAAACATGATATTTATAAACACCTACGGTAGTTACTTCATCTCCGCCAGATGCAAACAGGCTGTTTTGTACAGAGTTTACTTTTGCGTTTGTAGAAAACTTTTTAATTGCCATTAGAAAGTGATACTCCCGTCCGCAGTAAATGTATAAACTCTAAACCCGCCAGATACGTCTATAGCTGGTGAACCAGTTGTTGCAGTTGCTGCGCGTTGTGTATCTAGGTATTTAATAATAACAACACCGTTTCCTCCGCGGGCGCCGTTCTTAGAGCCACCACCTCCGCCACCGCCACCGCCGGTACCGTTAGTACCAACAGATGCTGCTGGTAATTCTGCTCCAGCATCAGTAGCCATACCGCCAGCACCGCCACCGCCAATACCACCTTGGGCTGGAGATGCGGAAGGATTAAACCCGCCACCACCGCCACCACCTGCGTAGTAAAGACCGTTAAATAAAATTCCAGGGCCACCGCAGCCGCCTTGGTTAGCCATACCAGTATTTGCTAATGGAGTTTGCCCAGGACCACCAGCTCCTCCGCCGCCGCCGCCGCCAATGTTTCTTCCGCCACCGCCGTCAAATCCTTGTGAACCATAACTAGCTGTGCCAGCTGTTCCAGAGCCCGAACCTCCAGCGCCACCACCGGAAGCACCATTAGCGGCGTTACCTGTGTAGCCTTGTCCACCTCCACCACCATATGCAATGATGGAGTTAAAAGTAGTGTTGCCGCCATTGTTAGGTGTTTGAGGGTAAGTTGTAGACCCGTTTCCACCTAAACCAATAGTGATGTTATACGTTTGACCTAACATTACGTTGTACGCAGGAAGAATTACGCAACCACCTGCACCACCGCCACCTCCTGCGGCAAATCCTCCACCGCCTCCTCCGCCAACAATTAATACTTGGACAGGGTTAGGAGCAATAACGTTATTTGTAAAAACATTATATTTAGGCAGGCTTGATTTTGTAGAAGAGCTACCAAAACGAGAAATAGCCATACTGGTTATTCCCCTCTTATTAGGATATTTCGGAACCGAAAGCTTGGAACGTAAGTGATGTAGCTGCTGATGCGTAGACCTGAATTGAGTTCAAGGTAGCAAGAGTAATTCCAAGTGTTAGAGCTACAGTATCGTTTGCGGCAATCGTTGTGTCATAAGCGATGTAGTGCTCAGAAGCTAGAGTAGTACCTGTTGCTGGTTTAATAGCAATTCGGTACGTCTTAGCTGAAGCAGTGATATTGCAGATAGTGATTGTAGAAACTACTGCGCTAGTGCTTGATGGGACTGCGTAGAGCTCTTCCATCGTTGTAGCGGCAGAGTGTTTTCTACCGAGGACTTTATAAGCTGTTGGCATAGTTTACGCTCCCATAAGCATGAAGATTTGTGGATTCGGGTCTGTAGTAATCGCTGCCCATGTAGCAGCGGTACCGTTAGTAGTCAGGTAGTTACCTGAGTTGCCTGTCTGTGAAGGCAGGGCATCTACTGTAGCCCATGATACTGCACTTCCATCAGTAGTAAGGTACTTACCACCGTTAGAAGTTTGTGTTGGGTACACCGCTTTGGCATTCAACTGTGTCTGGATAGCACTTGTTACCCCAGCCAAGTACCCAATTTCAGTATTAGTTACTGAACCAATTGCTGCTCCGCCTACTTTGATTGTTGCATAGGTTAAGCCAGCTTCTGAAAAGTTAATAGTTGAGGTTGGTTTTGTAGTAGCGTCTTGGAAGAACTTAACAATGCCGTCTGAGGCGTCTCGTGTAACTCCAGCAAATTTGCGTTTAGTAGATACTACGGCAGAGCCAGTAGCACCAGCAATTGCTGTCGATGTCACGTTTGTTGCAGTCTTTGCATAAGTAAATGTAGTTGTTGTAGGAACAGATGTTATAACGTATGTTCCATTGAATGTAGCGTCTACAGTACTAACGACTACAATGTCGTTAACCGCAAAACCGTGGGTTGTAGAGGTTGTAAGAGTAGCCACATTAGAGGTTAACGCCTTATTAGACACGGCCTTTGTAATAGTAGATACTGTGGTTGCATACTCAGCAATAAGACCAAGGTCTACCGCATCTGTAATGTTATCGTTACCAACAAAGATTAGTGGGTCTGATACTGCTAGTGTTGAAGTCTCAAGAGTAGTTCCAGCTCCGCCAAAGGTTACGTTACCAGCAATATTAATATCGCCAGATATACCAACGCCACCAACGATTGTAAGAGCACCTGTTGTAGGGCTAGTAGAAGCCGTTGGGATTTCAATGTGGACGTTTACGTCTGGGGTAATAACCATCTGCGTATCATCTGAAGCTAAACCACCAGCAGCAAAAATAATTTTATTTTGGGAACCTGTATCACCTGTAGCAAACACCAAGTTACCTTGGTCAGTTCCGCCAGCAGCGCCAACCATAAAGATATAACCATCACCCTTGCCGGTAATTGTGAAGTCAGGGTCAGCAAAGTTTGAAGAGGTAATACCCATGTCGATGTAGCCGTCGGTATCAGAACCATTGTTTGAATAGGCAATAAAGTCTGTTGAAGCATTAGCATTTGAGCTTGAGTTCTTAAAAGCAATTTGGGCAAAATCTGTTGCTGTAGTATTAAAGACTGCTACAGGGTTAGTAAGCGCGGCTGCTGAAGAGAATCCGGCGGCTCCACTACCTACATAGAGAATGCCAGAAAGGTTGGCATCAACAAAGGTGCCTCCGCTAGATTCGGCGTTTGCTAGGGCTTCAATAGCCTTTGAAACATAGACAAGTTCTTTAGCGGTATATAAAGAGGCAGCTAACGAAGAAGATATCTCCGTCTTAACTAAGCCAATTTCTGTGGTTAATGCCATTTGTGGGTCTCCTTAGATTTTTATTATACGCTAACGCCGAGCTGTAAATCCTCTATATCGCCTTGCATTTCAACAATTGTGGCGTTAATTGTTGTAACGTCAGACTGGCTAGCTGGCAGAAAAGCCACTAGGCGGTTGCTTAGATATCCTGGCATATTATCTCACCCACATTGTGTAGTTGTACGGAGCGCCAGAGATGCTATTTGGAGGACCGTCTGGGTAAGCAGAACTAAGAGGAATAATGTCTCGCCAATTTTGAGTAGTTCCGAATGATGTGTGGCAACCAATTCCGCTAGGTCCGTCTACGTTTTGAGCCTCATTGTGTGGGTGAGAGGCAATCATAGTTCTATCTTTATTGCTGTCTTGAGTTCCATCAAACTCTCCAAACTTAAACAGAATGATAGATTTGCTACTAGAGGCAAATAAAGGGTCTGAGACTCCAAAATTTGTTATACCAAGCCCGTACACACGACCTGCGGCGTACGCTGAACTTGAAACTTCACTTCCGTTAGCTGCCCAGCTTCTTGCTGCCCAAAAAGCACTCATAGTTTGAGAACTTATAGTGTTTGTATAAAAAAGGTTTCTTAAGCTATTTCCAGAATCTTTCATTAACATTTGAGTCATTGGGTAGTACGCCCAAGCTGCGTTTTTAAAATCCGCAGTAAAACTTTGAGAACCAAGAGTTGAAGTATTTTGCCAAATCCCTGTGTCTTGTGAAGCGTAAAGTGGGGCCGCCCAAGGGTGGGACCCGCCCGATTGTTGAGACGAGCTGTTTGTATTTCCGTAGGCTTCATTGTTATCACTAAAAGTGCTTATGTGCATCCATCCACCGCCGGCGGTGTTTAAATCACAGTAAATCTGTGTGACACCTGCTGTTGGAAGGTTTATATAGTATAACCCATCTGCTCTATAACCAGCGTTATAAAGCTGTATAGCGCTAGTAGCGGGGTTACCTAAAGTGCCAAGCTCTAAACCAGAAGACGCGGTATTACCAAACAACAGTGGCATATTACGCCGCCAAGTTGCCGATAAGAAGGAAGGTATTAGTAGCAGTTACAATAATTTGAGCAGAAGCCCATTGACCATTGAGCTTGTACTTAGACCCATTAGAGTTCAAAGTACCGCTTGTTGCAATAGTAAGTTGTCCAGTACCTGTTTGAACAATAGTCAACACGGTTCCTGTAGCAAACGTACCTGTTGGAATATTAACAGTGCCTGCTGTTGTGCTGTTAGACGCAAGAATAATCTTGTCTTTATCTCCTGCTTGAAGAGTATAAGCATTAGAGGTAAAGGTAGGAGTTGTTGTTGTTTGAAGAAGAGGTGCGTATGTAGATGAAACATCTGTAGCAGTTACCAAAGTACCTGTAGATGTAGGTAATGTTAGTACAACTGAAGAAGGCGCAGTAATAGTAGCCGGTACTGTTACAGTGCCTGTAAATGTTGGAGAGGCTAAAGGGGCCTTAGCATTTAGTTGAGTTTGGATAGATGAGCTAACACCGTCTAAGTAACCAAACTCTGTGTTAGAAACATCTCCTAATGTAAGAGAGGAAACAGTTAAAGCACCCATTCGTGCGTCACCGTATACAAGGCCTGCTTCTGCAAAATCTACTGTAGAAGCTGGCTTTGTAGTGGCGTCTTCAAATAGTTTAATAACACCATCGGATGCGTCACGAACCATTCCA